ATACTAATGAAGACGCTAAATATAATGCCTCACCACCTTTGGGTTTAATTTCTGGTTGACCAAAAGGTCCATCAGGAAGGAGAACCCAAGGCTGATTACAAACAACCAAAGTATTATAATAAGGATAATCCTCTTTTTTAGATTTGGAAATTCTAGAATGAATCCCCATACCTATTTTATCCGCAAGCACTTTAGCGTTAAACATACCCCCACCTTTACCGTCAAAAGTCATCTGACACGGTATACTTCCAATTGAGTCCCATAAGAACAATAAACTATAAGGTATCTCACCCTTTTCTTGAGCATCTAAAACATTATTTATAAAATCAGTTGCTTGCTCAATAACATCAAAAGAATCATTAAAGATGAAATGACCATCCCATTCCCCATTTTCATTTTGTTCTGCTTGTAAACCTAACTCAACCGAGTGCTCCCAAGACCATTTTTTTTCAGTTATAATTAACACCGGTAAATGTCCTTTTTTTTGAGCATCAACCGCCGCTAATATCATAGCCGTTGTTTTTGAAGCATTACTATGCCCCAAGAACATATTAATACCCCCCATTACAGGTCCGGGTAAACCACAAGCATCCATAAAAGCATCTCCGCAATTATAGAAACTTTCAGGTTTGTATTTTGTTTTTGTTGAAAATTTACCTTTTATATCCTCTAACGAGAATTCTTTTTTCTTGATTGCCATATATCTATGTTAATTTAATTTTTTAGTTTGTTTAGACAAGTTGAGCACCAAGTAATCCCGGTGCTCAAGTTATATGTCCAAGTTTTTTTGTTTGATTAGAATGGCATTTCATCATCTGCCTCGTCATTCGCTTGTGGGTCAATTGGAGCGGATGGTTTAGAACCTCCCATAGAAATTTCTGACTCATCAGAGTTTCCATATGAGTATCCACCTTTGTCACTATCCCAACGTGGAGTTTCTCCTCGTGCAATTGCTTCAAGATATTCTACAGGTTTTTTAGAATAAACGTCAGACCAAGTAAGTTCATCTGTAATCCAAGATTTTGCAGTATCAGCATCTTCGTGAACAGGTCCTGCGTCTTCATACATAACAGTTTGGATAACTGTGTAAACCGCCCCTTTTGGGGTTTTTGCTTTGGTTAATTCAAGGATAATGTCACGACCTGTTGTTGCGTCTGTAATATCACCTTTAGCTCTCCAAATAGGAATAATTTTGTCAAGGATTCCTTCGTTTTTGTAATTGTGTTTAAAACGCCAGAATTTAACTCCGTCCGCCTCATTATCACGGTCAATTACTTTTACAATGTAAAATTTACGAGGTTTGTATTGTTTAGCAAGTTCCTTGTCAGAATCTCTGCCCGTAGACATAAGTTCTTCGTTAACTTCACTCAAAGGTGAACGTTCGTTGTCATTCTTGCCTGGGTCAAATAACTTTACCCATTTTCCATCCACTTGAATCTCATGGAACCATACTTCTTTAAAAGGTGAAGAACCATCAGGTGTTGGTAAGATTCTTAATCTTTTTTGACCTTGTTTCTCGTTATCCTTAAGGATTGCCGCGAAATACTTTTTCAATCTATCTTCTTGAGATATTTTTGAAGTGGAAGTATAACCACCTTGTTTTGATTGTTCGTACTGTGCTAGTACCGAATCTAGGGATTTGTTTGTCGCCATATAATATAAGTTTTAATTGTTTACTAAGTATAAGTGTCAGCCTTTGTTTTGTCAAATAATTTAAAGAAAAAAAAACGGTCACTTAAGACCGTTAATTTACTTTAATCTCGAAAAAGTATCGATATCGGTGTCGGTGTTTTCAAAGTTTCTAAAACTTTTTTTAATATCACCAGGAGAATATGCTTCAACATCATCTTTGGTTAAAATATACTCATTTTTTCCTGACTTTTCCATATCTTCTTGTTTATCTTCAAAAAAATCGGTTAGTTTTTGATTAAATGGTCCTGAATCCAAACTTCTCAATTCTAATTTTTCTTCAGGGGTTTTTACTCTATATTTTTCAACCTTAGTTTCAAGGTCATTTAATTTATTCATAATTGAATCCATATCAGAAAGTTTACTCTCTAAACCTTCAAGGTGCTTAAATAAATTATCAAAATATTCTTCTTGTTTTTTCTCAACATTTTGTTGTGATTTAACTAAATCAGTTATATCAAGTTCTTTTGACTTTTTAGTTTCACCTCCAAGTTTTTCAACGTCAGGGTCAGATGAAACATCTACAGATTCAGGTGGTGGTGGCATTGCTCCCGCATCAGGTGGCGGTGGAACCGCTCCCGCATCAGGTGGTGGTGGAACTGCTCCCGCATCAGGTGGTGGAGGAACCGCTCCTGCGTCAGGCGGTGGTGGTAATGTAGCATCTTGCTCAGTGATATAATTGTTAATACTCTTATATCTCATGATTTCATTTAAGATTTTTACGTCTATTTTCATTTTCTTATCCATTTAATAATTGTTTTACTCCAGTAGTTGTCTCAACTTGGATTTTTTTATTTTTAGACATAGTATTGTCCACTCTTTCGATTAGACCGTCTTTCATTCTGATTGTATAACAATCTCCTGTATCTAAATCACAAACTTGCTTATTACCGTCACCTAAATCTTTTTCGGTGTGTCGAGTATTTTTACCTAAGTAGTTATCTAAAATTAATTTTGTATTCATAATTTCTTTTTTATATAAATATCTTTATTCTGTTAAAAATTTTTAAGTAAATTTAAATGTTACTGGAAACGATTTATAAAAATCAGTTCTGCTAGTGTCAGTAGTTGTCCCGTCAGCTAAAACGGGTTTACTTAACACAGTAATACTAAACGAATAGGTCCCTTTAATATCTGCCGATGATGTACTAAGAATATTACACCCTACCTCCTCTAATAACGTCTCAATATCTACCGTAAAAGTTTGTTTGTTACTTGAAATTAACGAATTAAGATTATTAAATCCTGCTCCAGTCCCACTACCATCCCCACATTCAGAATCAGTATTATAATCGAAATGAGCCCCAAATATATTATATAACCCTGTTGACCCATTAACCGTAACCGTTAACTTTTCAAACATTGGCGGATTTGCCACAGTATAAGAATTAACACCATTTAATGGTACAACAGTATTAGATGGTACGGGTGTTGGTGAAGGTGTCGGTGTTGGTGTCGGTACTATCTGCGAGACTCCATTCCAAATATCTAAAGATTTTTGAACTTTAGATTCAATATTAGATAATTGAGTTGGGTCCATAGTGGTGTAAACATTTGAATCATTTTGTTTTGCCCCAAAATATAATATCCAAAACTTAGTAATCTCTTTTGCCGAATTATTAGGTAAAACAACCATACTGTTTTTCCATTTTTCTAATAAAATTGTAATATTATTAGTTAAATCATCAAATAATGCGTATGGTAATGTTGTTGTGTCAGATTTTAAACAAAAATAATTTGTTCCTCCAAAATATATTTCACTATCCCCCCAAGATTTTGATAAATCAATACCCGCAAAGTTATTTTCATACGCATCAAAACCCGTTGATGTTCCTGATTCCAAGTATAACGCCGCAAATAACGCATATTTTAATTTATTATCGTCAGGAATGTTTTTAGAGGATAATAAATTAACTATAGTATCCTTAACCTCTTTAAAAGTTACCTTACTACTTTGAGGAGTTATTGCCGTGTATTTAACGTATTTAGAATCAGGTGTACATGTTTGAGTTTGAGTCACCTCTTTACTACCATTAGCGTTTGATACCACTTTATTTTTTTGAGAAATAACGTTTCCACTTGCATCCTTAGTCAATTGTTTTTTTGCCTCTTTGTTTTTAGTAATAATCGATTGTAACAAATTTGTTTTAAGTGATTGTAAATACGCATCAATTTTAGGTAACGATGCAATAGGTTGTCTAACTCCTTCAATAATAGTATCAAAATTACCAGGACTTATATTATGATTAACACTTAATATCATATATGGTCCACTAAACATTGGGACATGTCTTAAGTTAAAATACATTGTAGGTTGTATCATAGCGTTACCCATCATAGTTATTTGACATCCATAACTTCTATTTTTATATAAATTATATAAAGATGTACTTTGTGTTGACCCTTTTCTACCTCCACCTTGATTTGCCATCTGATTTAGTATTTCCATCCCTTCCGCAGTCGCCTTACCAGCACTTTGGTCTACTTGGAAACTTTTAAATATCTGTTGGTTTTGTGGTCCAATATCAACATTAAATCCGACCACCTTATTAGATTTATCCCAATCTTTTTTACCCACTTGATTTTCGACTAACGGATTATCACTAGCTCTACGTAAATCAAACGCATCATTTCTATAACGATAATCAACATTATTTTTTAAATCTAACTGCTCACTTGGTTTACCCGCATAAAAACAAACCAATTTTGAAGAGGAATCCCTATAATCAACATTTAAAAAGGTGCCAAACAAATTATTTGCAAAGTCTGCGGTTCCATCAATTCTTGGTATTGGGTTTTTCACCGCATTTTGTACGTTATAAAAATTAACATATGATGGGATATTCATTACCACAAAATGATTTTCAATTAAAATACTTTGGACAAAAGATAACATAGACGCTTTTACAGGTAAGTTTAATAATCTATCCTTTAATTTGTAAACATCGATTAAAACTTTTTCTCCAATATTCCTACTCGCCCTATCTAATAATAAAACGTCTTCAAATAATGTTTTTGTTTTAAAATCATTTCCTGAAATCCATTTATCATTTAATGCTTTAAATGTTTCCCATAATTCAACTTTAGGTTGGTTTCCTTGTAAATCAGACTCGACTTGGCCTTCAGTACCAATTGTTGTTGTGGGTAACGATGATTGTAATTTAGGTATTAAATTATTAACGATTTTTGATTGAAAATTATTAATATCCAATAAATAATTTGTCATCGCTTTATAAAACGCCCCTTCACCCGCTTTATTTATTGGGTTAGGTACTTGGGGATATTCATCTTGTCGAGCAAACACCGTTTCAACAATGAATTGTTTATCAGTAGGTCCTGTAGATAAAGAACCAAAGAATGCAATGATAGTTTCATTTATTAATGTTTGAGTATTACCTGTGGTTGTTGGTAAAATGCTTGGTAAACTTTCATACAATATAACACCCTCTTTGTTTGATAAATATGA